ACATAACTCTCAAGGGGGGCACAGTTTTGCGTAGAGCTCCGGTAGCTGCATCTAACCAAGGGCAAGCTATACGTGGCCAGCACCCTACCTTCTTAATTGTGGATGAGAGTCCACTTATCAGTGATAAACTGTTCATTGACAATGTAGAGCCCTGTATTGTGGCTAACAAGGCACCTTTTATTAACTTAGGTACCCCAAAAAGTAAAGAAAACCATATGTGGCGCTATTTGTATGATGACGCTTATGCAGATACATATACTAGATTAGTGTTTACATGGAGAGATGCGGTAAAGGCTGGTAGAGCCTATACGCCTCCATATACAGAATCAGAAATGCTTGACAAGATGATGGAA